ATCTTGAACAGGTCTTTAATTTTATGGCAACACTTGCAAAAAATAAAAAGAAAAAAGTATATGTTGATTTCTTAGACAAGAATGATGACATAAAAACAAATCTAAAAGACACAGTGGATTATGGTTGGGTCACAAAAGATGGTGAGTTAACCGAACACTGTTTAAACAAACTAAAGGAGATGGAATAATGAGAGTTAATCGCAAAGTATTAGAAGCATCTGTTGATGCACTTAATATGAGTATCAATAAAGAACAAACAATCTGGTATGTTGATTTCTTAGAGAACCCAGAAGGGGAACTTAAATCAAGAAAGGGTATGTTTAAACTAGACATCAGTAATGGTGGCTATCAACTAACAAAAATTGTTAATGATGGTGGAGGAGAATCAGACCTAAGCCCAAGAATGACAGCAGGAGAGATGCACAAATTTCTTACAGGTTTATTTTTGGGAATACAATTACAAACAGAAAAGGAAGGGGTTGTTTAAACAATGACATTTAGTGGGCAAAAAGTAAAAATTAAATGTAAAGATTGTAAACAATCTAGGAAAGCAATAAAGCAATGGAGCTATAAATTCAAGGAATTTATATACAAATTGGAATATTGTTGGGGATGTTTTGAAAAACAATACAACAGAAAAAGGAAGGGTGTTTAAACAATGGAAGAAAAACTAAAACGACTTACAGAAATAATAGAAATGGACTATTTGACTAATGGGGTTACAAAAAAAACAAATAAAAAAGAAGCTTTAAATTTAATAGATGAGATTGCAGAGGAGGTACTTTAATGGAAGGTGTTAAAGGTATAGATTTTTCCAACTGTTATTACGCAAACTTATCCAAGCTTTTGGACATGGAAGATAAGGACAGTCAAGACTGGGTGCTTGTACACGCAGTAAGGGAGATGTCTTTTGAAAGATGGGGAGGACACGCCTTCTTATTAAACAAAAAAACAAATATGATTTTAGATTTCTCTAATCAGAAACTATTAGAGGGAACTAAAGAAGAACTGTTTGAACAATGGAACATCCAAGAGGATGGTGACAGAATGTATTTTGAATACACGAAGGAACAATGTTTAAACAAGGTAGCAGAACACATGACTTATGGGTCATGGGATTTGCTATACGAAGACTGGATGAACAAGGAGTGGGGTAAATATATGAAAGAATATTTTATTCCTAACTTTCAACCAGTACTAAACAAACAAAGAAAAGAAAAGGAAGGAGTTGTTTAAACAATGAACAACGAAATAAAAGAAACAATAACAAAAGGACAAGCCATGGATATTGCAGACAACCAGAAATTTAATGAGGATGTCAAGGCAGTACGCATAGATGGTGACACACAAAATAATGCAAGAAGTGCATGGGAAGAAAATGATGCAGTCACACACGACCCAAAGAAACAAGTTGACTTTGATGAGAAGTTAGACTTTGTTGATTTGAGAATTGATGGGATATATTCTTACAAGGAGGACTCGTTTAAACAAGGCTTCTATGTAACAGACCAAAGACATGGTCTAGGAATCAGTGTCAATGGATATGCAAGAGTGAATCACGAGGATAGAAGCAGAGGCACACAAGATGGGGGTTTCAGTATTTATTTTGATAATAAAGAACAAGTAATCGCTTTCGCAAACAAGTGCCTTGACATGCTTCTAATTGCAGAGGAGAGGAAAGCCCTTGATGAAAGATACAAAGGTAATTGGAATGATGGGAAACACCCAGATATTTACAAGCACTTTCCAAGCATGATTGATAAAATCAAATGTGAAACTGGGAGGTACTACTGGGATGCTAGTTTAAACAAGGCAGTAGAAATCACAGAAGATACAGACCAAGACATAATTGATTCACAATATTACAGGGATTGTGATGATGATGGAAACTTTGAGCCAGACTGGAAGAACGAAGAAGCAGAGGAGAAACTGTTAGGTCTTGAAGCAGGTATCAAATCTAACTGGGATGAAGAACACTATCAGGGAATCAACCTAGCAGAGATTCAAACTGGTGTTGGTGATGGATATAGAAGAGAAGGTATCTCACAACACAAAGGTAAAGACCCTAACGACAAGAGAAGAAAACAATGGACAACTAAATTCTACATGACAGATGGAACTGTAGAAATATTAGTAGGTCATTGGGAAATGACAAGTGCAGGTACTATCACAAGAAGAGAGTACAAAGAAAATTAAAAGAGGATAACAAGGCAGGAGGATTCAGCCCATCCTCCTAACCTTGTTTAAACAAGAAAGGAAAAACAATGGCAATATTTAAAGTAGTTATAGAAATAGATGAGCCAAATTTAGAAAGTGCAGAAGAACATATACTAAGTCTTTCAGGAAGTGACTTAGTAGATGAGATAGTAGAAGTAGATGAAGAACACAGGACTTACAAAAACATTAGTAGGTCACAAGTTATGTTAGAGGACAAGTTAGAAAAGGCTACACAGATTGTACAGCAACTGTGGTCATGCCTTAGCAGAGGCTACAAATATGATGAAGCACAGATTCACATGAGAGCATTTATGGAAGGCAAGAGAACTATTAAAAAAGTTGTAGTGCTAGACAAGGAGGAGGTTGTTTAAACAATGATGGATATAAAAAAAGTACATTGTGAGGATTGTAAAGAGTTGTTATCTAACGACCCTCATAAATGTATACACATAACAGGATACAGAAAAGAAAGAGAGGAATAAATAATGGGTATTAAAGTAGAAAAAATAACTTTATTAGTATCAAGTGATACAGGCAATCAAGCATTTGATAGGATAATATCTATGGTGCAAGAAGGAGAATTAATGGGAGAATATAAACTCATTGACTACGAAAATCCTACTGAATACGCATTGATAGAAAGTAAACACAGAGGATAAAGAATAATGACAAGAGATAGATAAGTAGTTTAAACAAGGTGCAGGATATTTCATTGTTTGACCTGCACCTTACCTCTACAAAAAATTATTTATGTCTACACAAATAGACAAGAAGGACAGTATAATTAAACAAGGATTGACATAGGAGAACTATGATATATCAAGTAATAAGTGTCAGCGTGTATGGAGGCAGGATGACATGGGAGTTTGACAACGAGCATGATGCGAAGTGCAAAGTTAGAGAACTCAAAGATTATGGAGGTATGTTTATAGTGAAGTTTCAACAGATAGAAACTTCTAAATAAATAATACTTAATAGAAGAGGAGGAAGTAGCTATGGCTAATATGTTTGATGACCCCAAATCATTAAAGACTTGGGCAATTAAATTAGCAAATGCTTGTGGTGGTCAAAAGGTGGAGAAGTCTATTATGTTAACAAAGACTAATCCCCAAAGACTCAGAGAATTATTAGATGAGTTTGTTAAAAACCATAATGAGAACACTATTAAAATAGCAAACGAAATTGCAGAACAAGAAAAGAAAAAGAAACCTACTAAGAAAGAAGAGGAGGAGTAATGTCAGATTACTATTGGATTCCATTGCTAATTATATTTGCAGTGGTAGCTATCACACTGGCTTCAGTTACGATAATTGCTGTGGTTATGTGGATATGGGAGAACAGACCATTTAGATATATAAAGTTAAGCGAAGATGCAGTTGATTTTATAGATGAATTACAAAGAGATATGTATGAGGATGATTTCAATGAGCGTTGATAAAGATACATTGATTACAAAATTAAGACACATACAGAAAAAAATTGACATAAAGACAAGTAGTTTAAACGAGCTACACAAAGAAAAAAAAAGTGTCATTGTCTTTTGTTACAGTAATGGTATGTCAGCAATATCTATTGCACAAGCATTGAACATGACACGACAGAGGGTATATAAAATACTAGAAGAGAACAAAGAAGAGAACAAAGAAGAGGAGGAGTAATGCCTAAATTTAATTTAGATAATTATGAAACAGTAGAAGATAGACTAAAAGTATTTTGGAAAGATAATCCAAATGCAAGAATAAATACAGAGATAGCACACATAACTGAAGATGGTACATGTGTGACTATTAGAGCAGAAGTGTTTAAACAAGAGGATGATGCAAGACCAGTGGCTACAGGTATAGCACAAGAAACTAAAGGGCAAGGTGGATTTGCTAACGCAGATGCGTGGATGGAGAACTGCGAAACATCTGCTATTGGTAGAGCTTTAGCTAACTGGAAGTATCAAGGCAACACAAAGCCAAGACCTAGCAGAGAAGAAATGTCTAAGGTACAAGTGGAGAAGAAACCAGTAAAGAAACCTACTAAGAAAGAACAAGAAGCTATGGAAAAGGTTGCTGATGAAATGGTATCAGAAAAAACTGAGGGCAAGAATGCTAAACAACTGAATAAAGTTATTGCAGGTTTTGGTTTTAGTAAAGATGTAGCCGATACATATAAAGCAGAAGCCTTTAAAAAATCTAAATTATCTAATGATGTTGAGTCATGGACTAATGATGAGATGAGTAAATTCTTAGATTTATTTGAGGAGGCTTCAGAAACAAAAACTAATCCAATAGAAGAAGTGTTTGGAGAAGTGATAGAAAAAGTAATACCTACATGCCCTGATTGTAAAGAATCACAGTGGATAGAGGACAACAGGGAGAAGAAAGATAAAGACCCAGAAAAATTTGGAGCAATTCCAAGTTGGAGTTGCAGTACATATCAAGGTAAAAAAGGTTGTGGATGGGTAGCTTGGGGTAACACAGACTGCCCTAAAGAATGGCTTTAGAACAAGCAGGTGGAGGTAGTTTAAACGACCTTATAAAAAAAATTAAAGACAGGTTTCCTGAACATAATTTTGACATACCACCTGAACCAGATACAAAATGCAAGAGCCAATATGACTGCAAGGGTTTACGCAACATAACCTACAGAGATTCAGAAGGTGACATCTATTGTGGTAGAAGATTTAAACTGCAAGATGCTAACAACTCATACGCATGGACATACAAGGAGTGTCATGCTTTATTACAAAAGAAAAGACAAGGAGGAATACAAGATGAAATACCATTCTAAAGAAACAGATTATGGTTTCAATGGATTGATTAATATATTTAATCAGAAAGAAATAGACATGAATGAGTGGGTGTTTAAACAACTAGACAAAGAACGAGGTGGTATAAAGTTTATGTTGCCTAATGCAGAAGGTGAAATCTATTTAAAGTGGGATGACTTATATTATATTGATATTACATTCATAACTACAAAGCAAAAATATAATCAAGCAGTTTCATTGGGTGATTTAAAAGATATGATTACTTTATTAGAAGACCAAAGACAAAGAACTGTAGCAAACATAAGAGATATGTTAAAAGAAAAGTTTGGTAGTAATAAAGAACGAACAGATGGTTTACCTTTCTAATGGGTAGTACATACAAAGACTCATACAAGGATAGAAACTCAGGTGAAGATATGGCTGACCTTGCTATGCAGAAGCATCTTAAAGACAATGGTTGTGTAGAGTATCAAGACTATTTAAGAATAGGAACTGACCCAAAAGAAAATAAACTAAATTTATTTTGGTACGCAACAAAGATACTTTTAGTGCCTGACTACATACTTGTGCGTAAAGGTTTTATATTTTTTATTGAAGTCAAAGGAACTAACAAATTAAAAGCTGAAGACTATTACAAGATACAAGAGATGGC